GCTTGTAGATGTGGAAGTATTAACGTTGTTATTTGTGTTAGTTGAGGTATTAACATTGTTATTATTGTTAGTCGAGGTATTAGTATTAGTATTTACATTAGTATTATTATTAGTATTACTATTTGTATTAGTATTGGTGTTGGTATTATTATTAGTATTGTTATTGGTGTTAGTATTTGTAGTCACCGTAGTATTAATAGTAGTCAACCCATTGTCTTCACAGTACTGAGTACCTGAAGTACAGTCTCCTGTTTGGTCTGCACTTAGACTTACAGAAATACCTAGTAAAGCTAGTATAATTAATGGTCCAAAAAAATCTTGATTTAATCCCCGTCTTGTCACTTCTTCTCCTATTTAGTTTTTGATGTTGATGTGTATAATCCAAACCATGCAGCACCTGCTCCAACTACTACTGATATGAATCCTGATTGCTCCATAGTAGGATTACTTAATTCCATGAACCAAAATGTGGTATAATATAATAAAAACATGTAGACACTTAAGAAAGCCCGAGGTATAATCCTCCAACTATCTACAGCCTGTGCTACAAATATTAATTTTTGATAAGGGTTATCATTTTTAATATCTTCAAGTTCTCTAATTCTTTCTTTTAGCTCTGACTTTTCTTGAAGCAAAGCCATAAACTTTTGAAGGTCTATTTCTACCTCATTCCTATCCATGTCTCCACTAAAACCACCCATTCCCATGTTGTTGTTCACACTATCTCCTTTTTATTTTTTAACTAAGCTGCCACCGAAGTACATGCCTATGATTGCTGATACAAGGTTTGTATCTAGTTGTGTTATTACCAAGCCTTGAAAAGTTACCCATTCAAATACTTCTCTACCGTCTGTAAAAAACAAAAATCCCGGATGAAACAATGTATACCCTACGGTTACATCTACATCAGGATAATATACTGCTACTAGTTTAGGTAGTATAACGATTGCAAAGATTGATGAAAGTGCAATGATACGTCTTGTCCATTGAAATCCTACATTCTCTACATTCCGTGCAGCATCTACTGCTTTGAGTTGAAACTCACCACGAGTAATCAACATCTTTTGCTCATCTTGTTTAGCCTTTAATCTTTGTGACCATAGACTTAATAAACTACTAATCAAAGTAGAGCCAAGCATTGTTATAATTTCAAATGGAAACATATTAATCTAGTGTTAAAGTTGATTCAAGTAATTCATTTACAGAGTCTATAAGATATTCAGGTATATCTGTACCTAATATATCATCTTCACTGTAAGCAATCATATAAGATTCTAATAGGTCTTCGTATAAAGGTCTAAAATCTTCCCGTTGAACCCAAGGCTCATGACATTTTGTACGAGCTTTACAGTCTATTCGATATGCAACGTCTAATTGCTTTTCTGTATAAAGTAACATTATTGGGCAAGGACAACCTGCTGTAGCTCTAAGCTACGTCTGCCGACCTGATAAAACCATCTACTATCTTGCATTTGCCTAGCCATTTCTTGCCAGTCATTTTGACGACAAGCCTGTAGCATGTTACGAAACTTTGAAAGTCTTGAACCACCTAAGTTAAAACACATATTAACTAATACACGTTGTATATCATCAGGTAAATTATTAAAAGCTTGTTCGTCTCCAAAGACATGTACAGCTTCACGATAATGATTATAAAAATCTTTTTCGTAATAAGCATCTACTACTGATTGTGGTACAGGTGTACCGATATCCCAGTTGTATTCAGGGTCTTGTGGTTGACATAGGTGACCAACTCCTAGAGTCTTATAACCTAAACTGTCGTTATAGATTTCTAGGACTTCGCCCTCATGTCGTTTAATTTCTGCTTTGCATTGTTCAATGTTCATATTAATACTCTAGGTTTCCTAAGTTAATTTTTACGTTACTTCCTTCACCCGGAGCACTTCCAAGATACGATCCAATAGTACGTGGAATACCATACTCAGGTTGACTAACAGCTCTTCTCACATCACCTAGAAATGTTTTTATTCCTTCAATACTAAAACTTCTATCTTTCCAATTTTTTTCATTAAAGTCATATTGGTCTACTAAAATAGTTTCTCCTTTGTCATTGGTAGTTATACTTGCTTGTCCTATAGTAGTTTTTAAAGCATACCTTGGGTCCTCAAAAGATTTTCTAATTACTCCTTGAGAACCTTTAACACTTCCACCTACATCGTCATAACTACCTTCACTAGTTTGATAATCTGGATAGCCAATAGCCTTAGACTGACGTTTTAATGCATTAATAGTTACTTCTTTTGCAGCAGCAAATTCTTCAGGGCTTAAATCCTTTTCAGTTAAATCATCATCACCACCAAAAACATCATAAGCAAATTGTCTCATGTTAATTGGTAATATTCGTTTTCTTAATTCAGGCTCTGAAGTTTCTGGAAGTTTAATATCATCTCGTTTAAACTTACGTGCAACTTCTTTAGCTTTTTTTCTGAATACACTTAAAAAACTTTCTTGCTTTGAAGGTTCTTTTGCTACAGGTGCTTTGCCTTTACTAGGTATAAAAAGATTATCTCCTGCATAAATTTCATCAGGGTTTTTAATTTGGGGGTTTACTTCTAATAACTCAGCAATACTTAGTTCATTATCTCTAGCAATAGAAAATAAAGTATCTCCTCTTTTTAAAAGTAATTTAAGTAAGCCACCTTTACGATACTGTAACCTGTCCATATCATTTTTAATTGTCATAGTCCTAGTGCTTCCATTTGAGCTTTTAATGCTCGGTCTTCTTCGTCTTGTACAAACTCTGCAGTGCTGTTAAAAGGCTCACCTGTTACTCTGCTTTGCATTTCATCAGGCTCATCAGTTACATTAGGTACGTTCTTAACTATACCACCTTTAGAGTATTTAAATAAAGGTTCATAGTTTGGTTTTTCTTTTTTAGAACTTCCTCTAGCCCAAGACCTTAATTTCTTTTTAGTGCCTTCCCCAAATATATTATCATAAGCTCCATAGTAAGGTGCGTTTGGAACTAAAAATTCTCCAAAACCTTTTCGATATAAAACTGAATCTAAAATATCTTGAGGAAAAGGACCACCAACAGCTTTCATAACTGAAGTAATTGGACCTACATTTCTTTCATCTTCTTCTCTATATCTATATGCATAATCAAATGGACCAAAACCACCCCAACGTCTAACAGCATTTCCTAAAATTTCTTCATTAGGTTTTTGTTTTCCAGTGTCATAATCTATAGTAGCTTTACCGTTGCTTCGTATTTCATTACCAACATGAGCTACATAAGTCATAAGTATTGTTGTCATTGCAATTTTAGGTGCTGTGTGTGCAAAGCCTTCATTGTATTTTAAACCATACTTTTTATTTTTATCTCTAGCTACTGGTGAAAGTTCATTAAGAAATCTTTTTAATATAGTATTGTTAAAGACTGTAGGGTAACCAGCAAACTGAATTAAAAATTGGGCATCAGGTCTACCAAACCAATCAGGTCTATTAGCTTCTGCTGCTCTAGGGTTTAAAATAATTTCTTTAGTAAACCTATTTGCACCACCTAACATACTTTCAGAATAAAAAGTTTCGTTACCATTACCATTTATACCTTTAGCTAAACTATCATCATATAAACCATTTTGATCTAATGATTTGTTATACCAAGTAACTGCTTCGTTTTCATCAATACCTAGCTGTCGTAACTCTTTTATAACTTGTTTTCTTTTACCCGAAGTTAAATCACCATATGCAGTTTTACCAGTAGCTAATTTTTCTGCATGTTGTTTAATAATTCTTTTACCAGTAGTAAATGATGCTAGTTGTACTGCTTTAGTCCAAGGAGCTAACAAGTTGGTGTTAAAAAAGAACTCTTGTGCTCGTTTGAGTTTTGGACTGTCTAACGCTTCACCTGCTAAACCTTCAATTCTTTCCATAACAGCTTGTTCAAAAGCTAAACCAGTCTGATGTATTTCATCCCATGCTTCATCATTTATATCTTTAAAACCTTTTGTAGTTTTACCAGTTGATCTTTCAATTGCTTTAAACAATCTATCCAAACTTGAACTAGTTTGAGTTTTCATTGCTGATCCAATATCTTTTACAACATTAATACCATCATCAGCACCAGCTCTTGATAATAAAATTAAAGGCTCAGTAACACTAGACAAAGTAGCAAATGGAAGTAAAGATGCTTGTTGACTTAAAATAATCCAATCTTTAGCCTTTCTTAAATATTTATTTTTATTTAATTGAAAATTACTAAATGTTTCGTAGCCAGTAGCTCGTTTATAAATTCTTTCCATCCCTCCTTGAACTTGTTTAATTTCTGAGTCACTATATTTTCTTGAACCATCTGCATTTTCTGCAACTCTCATTTTATTTATAATAGGACCTAATTCATTTTTTTGAAATTCAAAAGTACTTGCACCAAAATATTTTTTACGTGCTATAGATTGAGATAAATTTGTAAAATAATTATTTAAAATAACTTCTGTATCATCTTCTAAAAACTTAGAAATTTCCCAATCTTCAATATCTACAAATCTTCTAGGTTGTAAATAACCATTTGCATTGCTTTTTCCTTTTGCTCTTAATTCAAACGGAGTATATCTTTCTGCTAACATATCATCTATAATTTGAAAAGCTTTTAATTGTTTAGCTACAGCTTCGTCTCCATTAGCTTCGTCTAAAAAGTCTCTTCCAAAAACAGTTTCATCTACACCAACTTGACCCTTTGGGCTTCCCATAAATGTGTCCACACTTCCGTCTGGGTTTGTTACCTCAAACGGTGTTAAGTCTTTTTTATTAACAGGGTTAGCGTGTCCTTTAGCAATTAATATATCTGCAAACTCCTCTTTGTTTTGATCTAGTTGATCATACTTATATAATCTAGGAAAGAAACCAGCTTTTCTAATTGTTCCCATTTTAAATAAACCAACATTATTTGCATCAACA